GAATAAGTCTAATTTTGTTTTTTTCATGAGTCTTTTTTAAACATATAATTAATCTTTTAAGCCCCTATAGAAAATGGGGATGGTAAAGCGTTGTTGGTGTAGTATTTGTTGAGATTCTTGCGAACCTGCTCACACCAATCTTTTACGCCATTTTCTCCTGCTGATTGAGATATTACTCTTGTTCTAATGTCTCTTGTTCTTCCTTTTGCCCTATCTTCTGTTGGAACTGAACTCAATTCCATTGGAACTTCTATGCTAAAGGAAAAATGCGTTGAATCTATCCCGTCATAAGACTCCCATGCTATGAATTGTTTTCCTAAGATATTGTCAACTAATAGTCTATGCTTGGGATGAATTTTCATTTCTTGATAACTCGCTTCGTCTTTTTCTTTCTCTATAACTTTTGCTATTTGGTCTGTTGCTGTTTCTGGTTTTTGGGCTTTTTCAACCTGAATTACCCTTTCCTTTAAATCGCTGATATTGGTATTGACAGACTGAATAAGACCAACTAAATCTTCCATATTTACCTTTCCTGCTCTGTGGTCATCGTTCTTTTTTTTGGCTGCTCTTGCCTTTGCTATATTGTCCCGTAATTTTTGTTTGTGTGATTCGGTGAGTTTAGTCATATTTGTTTACCCTCTATTTTATACAGTGATGAGGAACACTGATACAACTTATGTGCCGACCTAGGGCTTTACTAATACTTCCCCTTTTGAATTAATTGTGATTGTGATGGGTACTGATGTCATTTCTCCTTTGTGGATATCTCTTGGTGATTTTAGATAAATAACTGTTCTATACACCTTTTGTGGGGTTTTTATAATAGATTGTCCAACCATTTTATCTTGCTGGTCATCATCGCTCAACATAAACATCTGAGTCCATAAATGGTCTTTTTTAATGACTGCTTCTCTATCGTTTACCTTTAATTTTATGTATTTACAACCTTTGACTAAATCGTTCCAGTTGATTTCAAGAGAGATATCATTTCCTCTACCAGAAAAATCTGCCAAACTTAATTTTCGGTGTTGTTTAATCATGTGCTAAGTCTTCTAAACTTTTAAGAAACTCGTCTAATCCCTTACACTTTCCCTCTTGCTCTCCAAGAGTGTACATAGTATCTGAGAGACTTTCTCTTTTTGGACTGTTTTTTCTCCACAATATCTTTTGTCTTTCGGATAGGTTTAACAACAGGTCTCCGTATCTTCCCAGAAGACTTTTTAACTGGGGATTTTTTATCATAAAACTTCTTTAATTCGTCAAGTGATTTAAAGTTTCTTGTAAATTGCTTGTATCCTTTTTTGCCTTTATCTTGCCTTTCTGTTGTGGTAATACTTCCTGTAAAAAGGTTATCTATATCAATAAATTTAACTTGAGGTGCATTGGCTCTAAGATACTTTCGTGTATCAATTAAGAGTTTTGCATCTCTTTTTGGGGTGTGTTTTTTGTGTGGTTTCATATTAACTAAATGGATTAAGACGACTCATAAATCTACTTACAGTTGATTTTGGTTCAACGGTTGTAGAGGGAATTACTCTATTGGCTTGTTCTGCTCTACGATTAGAATTTTGTCCTCCCTGTTGTCCTCCTTGCTGTTGTCCTTGCTGTTGTCCTTTACCTCCCATTGGAACTATTAGTTGAGGTTTTTCTGGTGCAGGTTGTTCTCCTTGCATAAGTTGTAGCCAAGTGATAGGTAGCCAATCTTCTGGGTCTGCATTATATACTTTTAATATCTGTTTGACAGAAGGTAGGTAAATTTCAGGGGGTTTTTCAAATAATGGAAGAAGTATGTTAGCCATTTCTAACTTTGTCTGTTTTGCTAACATTGGAGATTCAGGAACGATAGATTGTCCAGTTATACTAATTTTTCCTTCCCAAGGCAATTCGCTTGGATTTATTTCAAAGAATTTCTCTTCTTTTGTTTGAAGTATGTTTCCATCTGCATCTCTTTCAATGTTTAGAGGAAATTGTCTGTAACGACTTACTTCTAATCCCATAATCTCTTCTCCACCCATTTCTGGGCTAGGCATCATAGCTTCTGCAACTTGGTTGGCAGGAATTGAACCTTGTGATATTTCTGCCCTATATTCTGCTATTTGTTTTGGATCGGTGATTTTTTCTATTTCTGGAACTGAATAAAGTTCTTGGAAAAGTCCTATGGTGATATAAGCATCTTGTTCAAGGGCGAAAGCAAGATTATCAAGAGGAGTTTTCATTCTCTTGAGAGCTGCTTCACGGGCTTGAGCAATATCAAATGCTTTTGCTTTTGGACTTAATTCTCCTTCTAAGGTTTTGGATATGCCAGTAGCATCATCCATTTTCTTTTCAAGATATGCCATTCCTTCCCATGCTTCTCTTCCTGGTCCAGGAACTGTGTTCCATACGATATTTTTAGCATTAGTTACTTGGCGACCAGTACCAGGACTAATCTTCATTGTGCCATCATTTTGTAGATTTGATGTTCCTTCATAGAACCATTCCTTGTAAATGGAAAGAACTAATTGGTCAATAGTCATGTTTCTGACCTTCATATAGACCTTGTAGTCGTTTCTCATCGCTTCGTAGGGACCTATGCCATAAATTGTATCTTGATGTCTAATCGACCAAGGGGCAACCCAACAAGAGAGTCTTTTGTTCTCTGGATTTCTTGGGATTGGTTCGTTGATTATAACTACACCATCATCAGTAGTAACAAAGAACATATCACGGGTTAGGTTCTCATAATACCAAACTCTAACAGTATTTGCTTTTTGTATATTAGCTTTTTTCTCTTGGTCTGTTTCGTCACTATCGGGAACTTTTTTGGGTGCTACATATTTAAAATTTTTGAAACTTGCAAATTGTTCTCTAAATGCTTCCCATGAAAAATCTTTGTATCTCATCCAATCGTTCATTGACAGTACATCTCCAGCTTTAGCCATATCATCAAACCAAGTTGTCCAAGGATTTAAAGCCCAGCGATAAACATCATCATAAACTGTATGGATAATTTCTTCATACTCGTTCTTACTTGGATTTGTAGGGTCGTATTTGACAAGATTTCTAACTTTTCGTTGAACTTTTAATGGTGCTGTATGTCCGCAGAATATACCATACTTAGCAGCATTAATTACGATAACTTTTAATTGTTCTTTTGAATCAGCTATGTCCCAGTTTCTCTTGTAAAGATTTTCGTGAAGCGTATTAGCAGCTTCAAATCTTTCCATTGTAGCTTTAAAAACTGCTGATGGATTTTTGTCAACAAGAATACTAAGGGCTGTATTCATTTTAGAATATGGAGTAACTGGAACAGAATCTTCCATCCAACTTTTTGTATCATTGAAAGTAACAGGTGTGCTTCTCCATCCTTCCTCGTCATCTGATGCAAATCCTTTTGTTCCTTTAGAACTTGATAGGGTATGGGGAACATAAGCCTTGTCAGCTGACCTCCATATCTTCTCAATATTAACACCTAATACATTTTGACGAGCATCTTTTAACTCTTTTTTTCTATCAATAAAATACTCATAGGCAATTTGGTCATCACCTTTTCTAATATAGGCATTTATGTCTTCTTTTTGTTTCTCTAATTGTTTTTTTTCTTCAGTCGCTTTCATCTTTCTTTTTAGCACAAATGGCACAGTCCTCTGGTTTTAGACCATGGGGGCATAGTTCTGTATCCTTTGAAACAAGGATAGGTGAGTCGGGTTCTTCTTGTGTAATTGGCATATTATTTTATTACAGCTTTTATATCTGATTCGTGAACAAACCAGTATATTTGTTTTTCACCATCTATTTCCATTTCTACATCATCTGGAACAAGTTTGGAAAACATTACGTGTTGTCCAACCTTATATTCGTCTAATGATGTGAAAACAATTTCACAAATAGATGTTTGGAACTCATCTCCTACATTATCTGGTAGGAAGATGCCAGTTTCTGTCTGTTTATCTTTGGGAAGTTCTTTTACGGCTAAATAGCCGTTTTTCATTTGTAATTTCATGTTAAGTCTTACACATTTTTAGTAAAACGCAGATTAAAGCTATCTGGTCGTTTTTGAGCATTTAAAATTTTCTGTTCTGTGCGAGTTTTTGGTCGTTCTGTTTTTACATCCTCTAATTTCTGTAATAGGTATGTGATTGCATCGTAACTATGGTCATCTCCGTCTGTATTTACATCTTCTGGTCTATGTTCGTTGTGGATTAGAGAAGGAATTGTCCTAATAGCATTGACACAAGTATTGAAAAATCTAATCTTAGGAATAGTGTCATCATCCCAAAAGAGTTTTTGATGAAATAATTGAGCACGGGCTACACGAGAGTCTTTGCCACCTAACGATGGTTCTAAGAGAGGAATTTTACCTCCTGGCTGACCAATTCCATTTCTTCTTAAAATATCGGCAACTGTTTCACCATATCCTTGTTTGGCGAATATAGCTCTATCTGCTACTGCCATTTCAACTCTTTCATCTTTTGGCATTAGTTTTAGAACAGCTTTGGCGTTATTTTCGGCATTTTCACCTTTGACATAATATTCACGATATACCCAATAGTTTTTATCCCAATCAACTGCTATCCAATAAACTGCAAAAGGTGCTGCTGAACCAAAATCAATTCCCATAAATCGTCTAAATGTATCAGGAATTTTAAAAGGTAAATGAACATGAACATCATATTTCCATTCTGTAAAGAACTGACCTTTAAATAAGTTCCAATCTCCTTCTAAATAAGCTCTCCTCCAATCTTCTGGTAAACCTTGTAATTGACGATAATACTGTTCAGTTAAATAGGGATTATCAGTAGCTTTTGCAGGAATAAAGACAAATTCGTCTTTTTCAGCTTCAAATTCGCTAAATTCATTATCTAACCACATTCGTTTTACCCAAGCATGGCCTATTCCACCTGGATTAGTACCAGCGATAAACTTTGTATCGCCTATTCCTACCCATCTTTTACGCATACGGAGGAAATCAAAGACTTCTTTAGGGTTTTTGGTCAATTCATCTACTGCTACGAGG